GTGTTAATATCGCTAATTCTGCGGCGAAATTCCGTGTGGTCTCTAACTTCCCAGCCGGGCTTTTCAAGAAAGGGAGAGAGAGATTCGGCAGCTTCATTTAATTGTTCACTTACCAATTCTTCAACTAGATTTCTTAACTGTGATTTTGTAAACTTTGTCATCTTCTTCCTCTTCCTTTTCTTCGTGGGCCCCACGAACTAAATCTGGTCACCCTTCTTCCATTGCTTGAAGCATTTCATCAAGAGCCTCTGTAATCAATTGTCTTAATTGACTTTTAGTCATGTTCATAAGAGTTTTCCTTCTTCTTACTTAAATAGTATCCAGCTTTAGCAATTACCAAAGAATCAGTTTTATCGTATGTACCTTTTACAGGATTGCCTTTCTTGGTATACTCTGCTTTAAAAGTTTTTTCATTTTCAAGTACATGTTTCAATACAATTTCTTTTGCCTTCTGCCCTCTTCTGATTTTTATACCGCATATTTTTCTTGCTGTAGAAGCATTAATATACTCTGGTTCTAAATTAAAGACTTCTCTTAATATCCAACATGCAACGCCATTAAATCTTTGAATCTTTGCAATAACTTGTGCAGAACTTCTTCCAGCAGCAAACATACCTAAAGGTTCTTCAACATAAATTCTTTCAATTGGATATTGTGATTTTATATAACAAATTTTATCTTTAATAATATCGAATTTTTCATAAACTGATAGCTTTGGCTTGTCGGTTCTCCAAGCTTCACAGTATATTAATTCATTATTCCGATCAACAATGGAAACTCCAGTGATCGAAGTGCTTATATCTAATCCTAAAATCATATTTTTAAATGTCTAGTTTAAGTTTAAATGTATACTCATCTGTTTCTAATTTTCTAACAGGCGTAGCAACTTTTGTAATTGCTATAAGATTTTTATCTTTATCATATACGCCTATTTTATTAATAAATGTTTGTTTTTTAAAGCTAGCAGTATAATCACAAGCAAAAGAACTACTAATTGTATTTTTAATATTTACATTTTCATGCTCTTTATAAAAAGTGGATCCAGTAGCAGAACCAGTGGGTTGACCATGTTTTATATATGTTGGATTGTTCGACCAATTTAAATATCCTCTTTTTGCATGCGCCATCATAGTAATTGTTGGAATATAGTTTGTTCCTGAGAGTAATAGCTCAAAAGAAGAGCTAAGAAAATGTTTTGTATCTAAACTTTTGTAACTATCGCCTTCATCTGTTGTATATTGGCCTTGACTAGCATCCCAATGATTTGGATATCCATCATTCATCCCTGTTCCAAAAAATATCCAAGAAGGGCTATCACCAGAATTAAAATATTGATAATCTTGTCCTACTGGAGGGCCAAATAAACCAGTTTCTTGAGACTGCGGCCCAGTAAATGCTGCTCTAGATGTTAAATCCCATGCACCTGTTAAAATTAGGGCGCCCTCATTATAAAGAATAATACCGGCAACAGAACCAGATTTAAAACTTCCAGATGGGCCAACTTGAATCAGTTCTCCATTTCTTTTTGAATCTTGTAGTTCTCCGATTAAAGTACCAGTTATATAATATTTTAAATTTACAGTTCCTTTTTTAATTGAACTTCCATAAAATATTGTAGGTATGTCAATGATGGACAAAGCTTGATAACTTTTGTCCCAAGTATAGCCAGTTGCTACACTTTCCCCGGTTATTGGATCAATAGAAGAAGAATAGATATAATGGGGACTTAAATTCTTATAATAATTAATAGTTTCTTTTAGTGCTTGAATATAGGCTTTTTTTAATTTAGGAGCATCGGTTATTGAGTCTTCTTTTTCTGGACTATCTATATTTTTTGTCTTTACCGTAACTTGTTCCTTGTTCTGATAATAATATGATTTGCCATCGGGATTGGTACCAGACTCATGCGGGCTTGGATCTACTTCATTTCCATTTTCTGCTGAGCCTTCGGCATGAAAAATTCTTTTGATAGAGGCAGACAGGGGATAACTTCCGCTTATTATATCTCCTTTGCTAAAATCATCTACATATGAATCGTATGTTACGCTTTTTAAAGAATTTTTAGTTCCACCCTTTGTCATAAAAGGATATATCATAGTTTGTCGGCCGCCGAAGGATGGCGCGCCATCGGAACCTGTCGGACGATTAGGTATTGCATGCCAGCCACCACCTTTTATATGGTTTGTATCAAAATTATGTAAGCTTTCAGGCCTATCAATATTCATTTCGTATAGACTAACAAAACCAGAATTACAAGAACTTGTGTAAGGGCTTGAAATGTGCTTAACATTTCCTGGATCATTAAGCGTGCCGCTTAAAGTATACTGATTATTATAGTACGTACATCCCTTCCAGGTGATAAAATGACAGCTTGGATGTGTTTTCAATCGATTATAAAAAACATCGTCTTCGCTAAATCTGTAATATGGCATAAATTTATTCCATCATTAGTAATCTAATCGAACTCGGATTGTAAGTTCGTCTTCCGGCGTTTTTACTAATGGTTCTGAAGTTTTTGCAACAGCTAGTAGTTCGTCATTTGCGTTATAGAGACCAACAGCTGTAATATAAGCTGTAGAAGTATCATTTTTATTTTCTTTTACAACAATTTGACTACCTGATGTGTATGTTGGATTGGTACTATAATTAAATTCATTATGATTTACTCTGCAAAAGTATATTGTAGAATTTAATTCTGTTGTATTGTTGAATTGAATATTGTATATACGATTTCTTAGCCCATCTGCCATAGTATCAATCGTAGAGCCAGTTATTGCTTTGAAACCAGATCCAGATATATCTGCAGCCAATTCACATGAAGCAGATCCTTGCAATATACCATGCGCATGTCCACCAAAAACAGAACCGCTAATAACTGCTATTCCTGCTTGATAATAAAGCAGGCCGACTTCCATATACTCGTTTTTTTGTATAAGATTTGCAGCATGGTGTGTGCTAGCTGTGGCATAAAGTATGCCATATTCACCTGCAGGTGAGTTTACTTTAAACGCATCTGAGCCACTAGCATCTGATACTTTTATTCTCTTGTTAAATGTTGCTCCTCCGGAGGCGCCTACATTATGATCAAAACCTTGTTGTACGCCTAATTCTAATTCAAACGTTCCTTTTTTAATCTCATCTTTTACAAGAAGTCTAGAAAAATTTATAAAGTAGACATCATCCATCTTTACTCCAGAATCAACAGTTTCTCCTCTTTGATCAAATCGAAAAACCGAACCGGTGTGATCATACCCTGCTAGAACTTGCGCCATTTGATTATAAATATTGATCTTTTTGGCATTCTGTGTATTAGAAGCACCAGACAAAACCGAGAGATTTGAATACCCACAAGCAATATCTAAAATGTGATTTGCAGAAGAACTTAAATATGGATAATCATATATCGACTTAAACATTCCATGAGAATAGGCTTTAACATTTTCATCGGCGTCAGCGCTTTCATAAGTTCCAGAAAGTATACTTCCTGTAATTGGAATTGCTTCGTGCAGCAAAGTAGAGCGACTTATTGTGTCGCTTTTATTAATTATTTTTTGATTGTTTGCCATTGTTATACCTCTTTCTTATTTAACATGATGTTACAAAATTAACCGATTTGATGAGAACAACTGGTATGTCTATTCTGGCGCCAGTATTCATAGCCGTAACTCGAACGCTAGTGTCTATATGAAACAAGTCTCCATCTGTTGCTCGGGTATCTAAATTATTTGCTTGGCCGGATAGACCACACGTTTCTCTAGAGCCAATTGAACTAGCTGCAGTATCCCAATCTGTTGAAGTGTAAGCAACTCCATGTTTCCCCCAAATACTTTTTGATTCTGCAGGCAAACCAGTTTGAGCCAGAAGAGAAGCTCGAAGCTTAAATCTAATCATGGCTCCGCGCAACCACTTCATTTCTGGTTGGTCTGCGTTTTTAGAAGAACCAAACTGAGTCATTTCTGTAACAATACTAGGACTTGAGCCAGCAGTAACAATAAATGTCCCAATCATATTTTCATCAATAAAACTGGGTCGTATTGTGTTTCCGGCTATATCTGTAGGCGAACAAAATCTAGTATCACATTCAATCATAAATTGTGTTTCATCCAATTCAGGTTCTCTATCCCTTAAGGAGCCGGGAGTTTTACCTTCTGCGTTGAGTCCATATTCTAATCTAATGTGATTGTTTGGCGCACTACGTGGGTTGATGCCATTTAAAACCCCTTCTGTTTTCCCAAAAGCCGTGACTGCTCCATTAGTAGTTGTAAGAACAACAGCAGTTGCTACTGGGTCATATGGAAATTTTCTAACTTGAGAACCATAAGTTTTATTTTCATTTGTGTTCCATATCAACTCTGGAAGGTAAAGAAGGTTTGGATTTGTATAAGAAATTAAAGTGCTTTTTAAAGACGTCGCATGGTTAGAAAAGGCTTCTAAAATTGGTGTTTGTCGAATTTCTAAATCATAATAAGCGATGCCGCCTGTATGGTCAGGATTGTGTAATCCATAATTTATCTCATCATCGCCTAATTTAAACTTAGTAATCCTAAAAGAGCCATCGCCATCGGCCAATCGCTTTCTTCCAACGTCTGTTAAAACTGCATCTAATATAATGTCGCCGCTATTATCTAAAAAAGCCATCTTATACTCCTTATTTTGCGCACTTATAAATAGTCCTTATTATGAATAAAATCTTTTTTTGTTTTATTATGAACTTTCTTGTTTCCTCTCATCAAAATAATTTATCCTAAAAATCGAACCCAACATCGCCTGTAGGCCCAGTATCGCCCTTGTCGGCTGCACTAGTGGGTGTCGTGGTCTCTTTCTCACCTGTCTGGCCGGGGTCTTCAGATAATACTTGAATTACACCTTTGTGCTTGTGCACAAAATTCAAATTTAAATCAAACTTTTTACCCGAAGATTTGCTGGTAAACCTAATTTTAAACCGCCGTGGGTCTTCCTCTACACCAAATAAATCTCCAAGATGTACATCACTATCAAGGCCTTCGACGGCATAAATACTTTGGCCCGGAGGTGCTTGTAAATTGCTTTGTTTTAAAGTCGGGGCTATGTGTATATATTTTCTCATACTTTTTGTCATTTCTTTAGGGACTTTGGGCTTAAAAGTAATAATTTTTGTTATTAAATAAACCGCACCACTGTCATCAACTAATTCAACTTCATAAATTGGACTTGGATTTGAAATATATCCTTTCGGATCAATAGTTCTAAAGGCGTAATAATATTTTTTATTTGGACTTAAGCTTTCAACAAAGTCTTTTTCATGTTGCTGTAGTTCTCTGTAACTTCCATCTGGAAGAAGAACTGGTTTTCTTAAAGCCATTGCAAAATCAGACCAACTACTTGGATGTTCTTCTATTCTAAAAACTTGATATCTAAGATCGGGTTCATCAGATGCAAACTCTATTCTACTTGGTAGTTCAAGATCATCTGCATCTATTTTTTCTTGCGCGTAAGCGGCTTTCATAAATATTTCTTTATCCCCTGGCAATATTTCTATTGGCTTTTCTGTTTTCTCTCCCGCAAGTTGACTAAAAGTAAATAATAAGTTATTGTTAACATTTTTATAAGGATAAATAACTACACTTGGATGTAAAGGTGGTTTGTTCGTAATATATAAAGTCTGAAAACTAGTGTATGGTATTTTTAATAATTCTATATTGGGTCTGTTAAGGACAAATATATCAGCAACCGGAGCGAACACTGTGCTGCCAGCCATGGCCCGGTGTTCGGCGCTAATATAATATTTAAAATCTTCAAGACTTGCGGCGGCGATCTCCGAGATGTTGACGCTACCCTCACCGGCGGCGCCTATTATCACTTCATCTTCACCTGTTTTTTGTTCTATAAGTTTAAAACCCCTAGTTTGAATATCGGTATACTGGTATTTATTACCTACAACTAAAACGTAAACATTTACGTTATAATAATAACCTTTATCAAGTTTTATTTGAGAATCAATAAATTCAATTACACCGGTATCTCCTGCTCTGACGTCCGGTGGCGCAATAAAATATTTTTGTATTAATTTTGAGTTGGTGCCCGGATCTCCGGTCCACTTTTCAATTTCATAAAACATAATTTCATTATGAGCAAAAGGATGCATAGTGTAACCATGTTTTTCCATATCATGCGTATTCGCCGCATCTAAAACTTCATAAACAGATCTTGTATTTTGAAATTCTTCAATTTTATCTTTAAATTCAATAAAAGCATTTTCAATATTATGACCGGTAGTCTGACCCCATTTTTCTTTGGTGCCGGGATCAAAAGAGAGCAATTCATTTGATGTGGGATCAAATTCTTGGGTATCTTGGTACGTACCAATAGTAAAATCGGTGAAATTAAATGTTTCAATTTCTTTTTTTTCAAGATTATTAATATCTCTTATATAAAAATCTTGTTTATAGTATTGATCACCAGTGCTAAAAGATGTCGAAGGATTTTTATCTGCAACTCTTGCCATAAAAAACAACATCAATTCATCTTTTTTTGTTTTTATGGAATCATCGTGATAAAGACCAATAAAAGTGTCATTTATAAAAGTGCCACGTTTGTCTGGGAATTCAATTGAAGATTGTTTAAGGGGTGCTGGTGTATTAATAATCAATCTAGCGCTCCATGGCATTGTGTGACCAATTGAATTATATTTTGCTATGAAATCATATTTAGGAAAGCCATATGTTGGTGTGCTAGAAGGATCAAGAATGACATAATTTTCTTTAATTATCATTTGTGACCAATTATATAAATAGCTATCCACAGTATGACCAAATACAGATTCTTTGTTTTTAACAGGGTGACCTAATAAAAATAAATTTCCATATTTACCTGCCGTTGGTGAAAATCGTTCTTTGTCCTCTTCAAACTGACCAAATAAATATGAATTTGGAATTAATTTATGTTGACCACCAGGTAGTAAATTTATTGCGTCCTCGTAAAGTGGCGGGATATGATTAAATATTGATTCGCGAAAGCCTAAACTCATCTGATTTTTTAATGTTCTAGGGTTAAATACTTTATCTTGAAATATTTTGTAACTGGCTATATTTTTATACCCTATAGAAGGTTTATGCATATGTTTGATGTATGTGTCAAGAAAATGTTTTTTTAATTTTTGTCTTTTATAAAAATATTTTTCGTAAACTTGTGGTAAACCTACTGGTGTCGGTGCTTCCGGGTGAACATCTTTAGTTATTTCACCTAAGAATAAAGGTTGGCCACTCTTCTCTGTTTCATACGCATCCCAAGTCAGGCCAGAACCAACATCTTGCTCGGTTAAACGTACAATATTTTCTAATTCTTTATTGTTATAATAAAGGTGCATAAACTCCAAAAATAATGATGTATCAACATCTCCTGCTATAAGATAGTTTGAAGGATGATTCCCAAGGGACATTAGAATGTCTTGCTCGCCTTCAGGCTCTTTAGAATACAGACCAGAATATTCATATGATTGGTTATTTTCATGAGAAAAATTGCCAACCCCGAAATTTGTAAGTGTGTGTGTATGATACATCGGAATTGCCTTTCGTTGGATATCCTCCCCAAGCGTCAGTATTATCTCATATAAACCTAAATATTTTGGCAGTATATCCATCGAAACTGTAAACCCGACTCCATTTTTATCAATATAGCCTGTATGACTATGAGGTAGTGGACCATAATTTGCGGCATCGTTGATTGTTTCCGCGATCAGCGTCTGAAGGTCACCTTCGTACGGACCGCCAGCTAGGGCGTACGCCACAAGGACGCTAGCCGATTCCCACTTTTCAGTTGTCTCAGTGGATTGTATTTGTACCAAATTAGTTGCTAAAAATCGAAAACCTTTATTCCATTCAATATCAGAATCAGGAGTCCAGCCCATTGGATGGTCTATCTTCCCATACGAGGACTCTCCTTCAGGCCAAGAATACATATAAGGCCTTACGAAGATTCTAGAGCCTGGTTTTGTAAAGTCGTAATAATCAGAATTAATTGGAGATTTCAAGTTATTTGTCGTATCAAACCAGATCTTCTGCAACGACAAGATTTCTGGTGGGGTGGTATTTCCGAGAAAGGGTCCAACCAGCTTTCTCCAGTGTCCTATACGAGGCCTTAGAGGATCATAATTTTCAGGCATTAGTTTTTGCCAGGCGCCTGCCAATTTTGAAAACTTTTCAAAGACAACGCTATGATTCAAATATAAAGGAGACGGATAAAAAGGATGATAAATCCAGGGCATAGTATTACCTATCAGATCAAGATTGTTAGCATCAAAATCGCCCAGATCGTCAGCAGTGATAATATCAGGGTGTTCCGGATCGTCGATATTAGTACCGGCTATGACTCCTTCGTCAATGTCGGCGGGGGGCTTGGTTGATTCTTTGCCATACACGTTTGGATCTTTTGATGACATTAGTATGATCCTCCGCCTGATGTACCACCTGTTGTGCCCATTGGACTACTGGTCGTTGCTATTGTTGGGCCTTGTGTCGAAGCTGCAATTTTTTGTTTTCCTTTGGTCTTCTGACTCTTGGCAATTTGTTTATTAACTTGGCCGAATATTAAATTAGTTCTCATAAAACTACTTTCTAGTTTTAAGAAATCATTTTTATCTAAAGAGGTTAATTTATTTATTGGTTGTGTCCTTCTAAAAGGCCTTGTTGGCGCCACTGGAATTTGCGCAACTTCCAGCAAAAAGCATTGATTAAATATATTTAAATTTAAGAGTTCGTTTCTCATAAAACACAGGGCCTCATTAATGTAAGGGCGTAAACGACACAACAAAGTTGTTTTTTCAGCAGCAGCTGCAGCCGTAACATGTGTTTCTCTTAGCTCTACCCAGATAGGTGCTTTTATTTTTCCTTGTGCGAACCCTTTTAGTACCTCTACTACAGCTAAATTCTTATTATTTAAATAATGAAATGCTGCATTGTTAAGTGATTTTAAAGAAGATTTTCCAGATGCATCATACCATGTATGCCTTGTTACACCTTTATTGCTTAAAGTCATTGCTTTTAATTGGTTTGGCAGCATAAGCGTTTCAATATTGTTTATCTTCTCAATAAAACAACACAAGTCTTTAGAAATGTTTAAATGTTTCATATAAAACAATGGAGCGAATATAGAAGATAAATTAACAGAACCCACTGTTTCTTTTTCGCCGCGCGCATCTTTGACATTTGTTGCAGATATCTCTGATTTATATTTATTGCTTGTATTAGTGGGCATCATTAATTTTGCATACTCTGCTTCTTGTGTTTCAGTACTATCATAACATGATGATTCATATTTTCTTAGTCCAATAACATTAATATCTGACATTGTTGTAGATAAATTATTTTTGACATGTGTGGAAAATGAATTCAGTTGTTGAGAATATAAACTATCTGGTGCACATTCATTTGTTTTTATTTTTTCAATCTCAATTAAAGTTTGTTTAGTTTCTGTTATTGTTTTACCATGTTTTTTATAATTATATAAATTTATTAATGCATTAAAATTAGCTAATTCAGTATTATTTGTTGGCAAACCTGTCTGATCACTATTGTACGTTTGAAATGTTTTATCTTGTAATTTTAATGTTATAGGTGTCAAATAAGAATATTCTAAAGGACTCAATTGTTGTACGCTTCTTTGATTAAAAAATCTTAAAGTTTCTTGCGAAATCCTAGATAAAAATTGTTGATTGCTTACTGTAAGTAGCCCCGGGGCGTTTATTCCGGATGACAATAAGTATTCATAACCAGAGTCACTACCGCCATCTGGTTCATAAGAGTCTGAAAAAGTGTGTTCAACTTTTATTATTTGAGGAAACGCGCGATTTCCAGAAATTACTGAGTCGGGGTTCATGTTTTCTACATCTCTTTTGCTTTTAGTTGGTAGTTCTTCTACTATGTGTTGTATTCTGGAAGTGACTTTTTCATATATTTTAACAACCTTTGAAAGGCTTTCTATTGTACAAGTTGTAGGCGAAGCTAAAATATATAATTTCTCTTCTAAACCTCCAGGTATTAATTGTTCACTTTTATCGTCAAAAGATTTTATTACTTTAATTAAGCTATTTAGTGCCCACACCCATGGACCTTGATTGTTTTGATAATAATCAGCGCTTAAAGTATATTTATCAGCAAAACTAGTATAATACACCTCCATGGCCCTTAAGCCAAGCTTTAATGATTTATGCAATTCTTTTAAATAAACAATTGAGCCGTCCTCGATATCTAAACTCACGCCATATTTATATATTCCATTTTTTTTATCTAACATTGATAAATCTGAGATGGTAAAGAATCGAATATTATTAGAAAATCTTTTTCCGTAGATATTATCAATAAATAAATTGTCAACTTCCCTAATAGTACCGAGGGCTTTTATTTCTATATTGTTTTCGTCGTCATTGTCAACAGATAATGCAGCATTTACTGAATTTGATAAGTTTAGACCCATTTGAGTCGATTCAACAACTTTTTCTATAAAATCTTCTTCTCCTCCCTCTAACAATTCACCAGAACTTTTAACTCTTTGGCGAGTTATCGATAAATTTTTAAAAATACTTAATTTCATTATATCTTCAAAACTAGTCCTCGTAGGGTCTAAATCTATAGAGTTTCCGGCGGCGGTCGAAATGAATCTAGGTATTTTAATATTGTTTTTAATAATTTCACCCACATCAACGGCAAAAAACATTTTAACCAGCCCATCTCTATCATTTGTTATACATAAATTAGAAAAATAAGCATTTCTTTTATGTGCCAAAGGTCTATTCTCATTTATTTTACAGTTAAAAGGTATTCTAGAAATTTTTTCTAAAACTCTATAATCATGAATTGTGGCATTTGGAAAATTAACTAATTTTAATTTTGGTGTATTGTGTTGTGTGGTTAAACTATGTGTTGTATACCCAACGTATCCATCAAGTCTTGGATTATTTTTAGAATAATAATGAACAGGGCCAGTCCAAATTCTTTTATTTCCGCGCGTAATAGAGTAATCTCTTTGTTTGTCTTCGATTTCTTTAGTATCATTATAAACAAATGCTTTAGATTTTTTTACTAATTTGCCTGCGCGGATTATATCTTCTGCAACAATTGAAGCATCATTATAAATTTTTCTTTTAAAATTTCTACTTGATACCATTTTACTATATCTGGGGTGATCAATATCATATTGACAAACAATATAAAAGGTTAACGCTCTTGTGTTTTGATTTATTGTAAATTCAGTAGTTGCAATGTGGTAACCTTTTTCTTCTTCTTTAGAGCGTCTAGGTAAAACTTTCACTTCAGCGATGGATAAATCTAAAGTTCCAAATTTTCCTGATTTTCTTGCATTTTCTATTAATTCAATATTTATATTTTTATTATTTCGTGAAAGTTTTTTGATTACTTTAGAATCAGAAACTTTTACTATACTTGTTATCATAGCATCTCTCAAATCACCATCAAGCATTGAATTGTTTTTTAAAGCTACTCTAACAATAGCTTTTGTTTGTTTATCAGATAGCTGTTCTAAAATAACTTTAGAAACATATGGCTGTAAAGTATTTGTACCTGAATATTGCATTAATCACACTCCGGTGTTGTTTCAACTGCTTCCTTGTAAATATCTGAAGATAAAATATTAACTTCACTATCTTCTGTACAATCTAATGGATCTGAGATGAAAAAGCCTTTTTGTGTTATACTCGGCTTTAATTGACACATTAAATCTTTTTCAATTTCATGATCAACGTAAACATTTAAAAAATAATTAACATAAGATTTATCCAATGGCACTAACTTAAGTTCTAAATCTTCGTCATTTGACTTAATAATTTCTTTTTCTGACTTAAGAAGCCCTTTTTCATTTACAACAGTTGATTTTTTTGTAAAATATTTTTGTTCTAATGCCATATCATATTTTTCAGTTTTATCTGTCCACATTTCAAATATTTCTATATCAAAATTGTCTTTTAAATAAGGAACATTATGTTCATTAATCTCCAAAACTATAAAGTCTTCTTGAAAGTCATAATAACCATCTTCATATAAAGGAGGGTTTTCATGTAACTCGTCAAATTCTTTTAGTCTAAGATTTTCTGCTTTTTTACTATTATCCTCGGAAGTTTTAGGAGATTTATTTAAAGGCAGAGCTTCCGTTTCATATTGTATAATTACATTTAATTGAGGTATTTTTAAATAAGGGTGCATGCTAGAAGAAAAATAACCAATTGAGCTTGATAGGCTATTATATAATAAATTTATATCCCAAGCTGGAGCTTTATCTGAATCTAGACTAGAATTTCCAAGAGGCCATGGCAAAGCATATTGTTTTATATACATTTCTGGTGGGTAACTAAGAGTACCCGGATCCGGTGCGTATGGATCTAGTCCCATTTGTTGTAATTCTTCAAAATTAGGAAGTTCTGTGTTTGTAAATAAATATTGAGTTTTTAATCTAGGGACTTCTTTAATTCTATCTTTGATTAGATTTTGTTCTTCAGCGTCGGTGCCAGCCCATTTACCATCATATAAAACTTCATCATCAAAAAAAGCATAAAATTCTGGTTTGAAATCACCTTGTGAAAGCAAATACTCTCCATATGGCGTTAACTCTAAATCCATTACATCTTCTTTTTTGTTAAAAAATTCCATTATTTAGCATTCCTAATCCAAAAGCTCTAATTTTTTTGTTCCACCAGATTTTTGATTTCCAGCGTCTTCATTCCCTTCACCTTGTTGGTCTCGACCGTCTATAAGTGCTAACTTTACTCCAGTTGGTTTCGCAGTTGCTTGTGGGCCAGTCATATTAACTTGGGATAATAGTTCTTCTCTTGTATCATCTGATGTTGCTTCTTTGGCACCTAATATCTCTCCACCCAAACCAGTAGTTACTATAGTTCTTTTATCACTACCTAAAGATTCTCCATCACTGTCCACTATTGGTGGGTATACCTGTATAGCATCATTTCCACCTAAATGGATTTCTGTATCTAGTTTAATTAGTTCTACCAACGAACAAAAATCGTATGGCCAATTATAACTATAATCCAAACCATATCCAGAAGCTACGTCGCTTTCTTGGCGCGCATATTGTACAATGTCTTCTAGATTATCACGTGTGCCAGTCCTAATAAAATCAAAACCCTTTAGCCCTCCTGGTGGAATAAGTGATCCTCCGTCCGGTGCTAACTGATGGGTCGTTAGTGGTGCTTCGGCCTCACGTCCTAGTTGCACACTAATAGGGGCTATTCCTGCATCTGGTCTAGGTGGTAAATTGCCAGCAAGATCAATAACTTTATCAAAATAATTCCATTTTGCTTTTTGTTTAACCTTAAAAACCATCCAATGCAAATCTGGATTTTTTAATTCCTTTATAGTTAGTAGTTCGCCGCGTTCTAAAGAGTGACAAATCGTAACTTGTTCTTTTTTAAACGATGAACTTATTACTGGTGGTAAATTCTGCCATATGTTTGCAATATCTTCTTGTGAAAATTCATGTTCAAACTCAAAGAAGTACATAGCAAACGGTCTATATCTCTTAGTACCAAACTTTTTCAATTGAGTTAAAAAATCGAACTTTGGAGGAATAACATAGCGAAGCATTGATTTTACCATATTAAATACAGAAGGAGAAACATTCTGAGATGGCTGATCAGAAAGAACAGAAGATACAGCCCTTTTAACCATATTTTTATTTATATTAATAAATTTTGTTTCAACTTTTTTGGTTCTATTATTATATTTTTTAATAACTGGTACAGCAACAATGGCTTCTCTTATTATTTTTTCGCCATCATCAGGTAAAGTACCTATTTTTTTAAGACCTTTTTCAACTGTAATTAAATCTGCCAATGAGGCGTTGCCTTCAACGTCAAGGGCGCCAAAAAATATTCCTTTTGAATTATCAGTTTCGTAGACACCCTTTTGATGCCAAATTCCTTTTGTCGATGCATCACCACTAGAAGGAGAAGTTTTTGTAACATTTGTAAAATTAAATATAGGGCTTTCAAATCTAGGCTGTGCAATAAGATGCGCATCTTTTTGAAAAATATTAATAGAAGCTGTTAAGCTCATCATGTCAATATCTTGTACATAATTATTGCCAGAAGCAGCACCAGATAATTGTGAATTACCAACACTTCTAAAAGCTGTAATTGTAGAGTTTGATATAATTTCATCTAATGTATATTCATCTGTACCTTCCGTACCATATTTGTCTGCAACCGTGTGTTTCCATGGTGTAAATGCATATTCAATATAAGAGTAACCAGTCTGTGTGTCGTTGTGATAATAAGGTGGCGTAAATGGAGCATATCCACCTACATTACCCGGTGCATTAACTGTTGGGCCAAAAGAAGTTTGACGATTGTACATGGAAAAGTTTCTACTATTAGTTGTGGAAATATCTTGATGGTCTGATAAATAAAATCTCATTTTATAACTACTTTGAGTTCTATCAACAATATAAATATCTTTCATTTGAGAAGAAACAAGAGTAGATACTTCACCATTTTTCAAAAATAAATCGATAGAAGTAGCAAGGAAATTATGCATTGCTAATTTATACGTGTCACTTTTAACAAGATCTAATTTAATACTACTTGTTGCCACGTTTGTAGTGGCGGATCCGCTAACTCGCGCTGTTGGATCTGGTTCTGCTTCGTAAATATATCTGCCGTTTCCAATATAATCTTCTGGACGGACTAAGCTGTCAAAAGGCAATCTATAGTCAAATGATGCAGAAAGCCGATATACATCTGAATTGGCGGCAGAACCACCAGTACCTACAGTATATACCACATCTCTATCAATTGCTCCCTTTGCAGCTGTAGATCCGGGTTGTTTTGTATATATCGGATAATCAACAGCAATTCCAGATTTAATTGAATTATATAAGATTCCAGGCGCAAAAAATGGTGTTAAAGAAATTCTTCTTTTAGCATTATCGCCGTAAGAACTTGTTGTAAACTCCGTTGAGTTATATGATTGACTGAATAGCGTTGCCAATTGTAATGTTCTGTCTGCTGGGTAAAATCCTTTATAAGGTAATAATTTCATTATGCCATTACATGTAAAAGTTACTTTTGCTGGATCTAATATTCCATCATGGTCCTCATACATAGCAGAAAAATATTTTAAGAAATCAGTATGCGAATAGGTTTTAAAAAAATTATCTACCGTGCTATCGGCATAGCTTGAGCCAGTACATGTTAAAAATCCTTCGCGATCTGCAAAGAAATCACCATTTTTCTCATCTAAATAATATTCCATATGCTCGCTTATTCTAAATTCAGAATTTATAGAAAAGGTTTGCCCTGCTCTTTTGATTTCGTCGGAATATGCAGCATATGAATCATAAAACGGATCACCAGACTCCCATAGTGTATCTCCATATAATAGATCTCCGTCAGCCACACTAGCACTAACAGGCCTACTATACAAAGCAGCGGGGATAATCTTTGGATGCGCATCAGAAGAGGGCCCTGCTTGGCCATGATAGGTTGTATAATTGTTTAGTAGTTCTCCTGCTCCGTCGTTTCCGGCAGAACTAGCTTTTCCTCTTGCCGCGACAGTTGCAAAAGTTTCTCTAGCATCTAAGGGCCATATACTTTGCTTAAGAATTGTTTGGCCTTGCGAATTTGTTTCGCTATTTTTAGTCCTATCTGATCTTGTTCCTCTCCAAAAACCCACAACATAATTTTCACGTAATCTTGCTTTTTTCAGATATACATTAATTTCTCTAGGATATAGCATTTCTCTATAATAGAAACTAATCAATTCCGGTTTCAAAGAAAGAATATCTTTTAAATAAAGATCTTTTATATGATCATAAGGTTGATCGCCTTTGGGCATAACAATATTTAATTGATCACGAACTTCAACATTTGCAAAATTAGCTAAGTTGTTTGCATACGTGTGTTTTATCACTCCATCTTTAAAAACATGCACCAACGGTTTATAACGAGGTGTCGCTAATGATTCCGTAAATCTATTAAGCTCTTCATGATACATAAATGAGAGTATGCTATTTTTTCTTTCATTTCTAGCAATTGGATGATTTGCTTGTCTCATTTGTTTCCAGCTTGGGTGTTGATAGGGTCCATTTCTATTTAACAAAATAGCGTTTAACATAGCATGCGTACCAGGCCTTGCATCCGTTTCTGGATTTACGCTTGTAATAAAACCAGTGTTAGAATAAGAGTTCAGTCCTATCCCAGACGCATGTCCAATCGTATTTGTAGAAGCGGTTATTGGATCAACAACATTTAAATTTAAACCAGCAAAGTCTGTAAAAACAAACCCACTTAAACCAGCAGCAGCATCAAGAGTTTCTTTTGTTGTCCCAAAATAGCGAAGCCCTACGCTTTCCCGAAGATAACTACCATATTCGCTAGCGCTGATAAATGTAAGTGTTGTTGATGCTTTTGGATAAAACCTCCCGCCTTCATTAGATCTTGATTTTTCATAGCCATATAAAGCGGATCCGCTATAGCCCGTTATTAAACTAGCAGATATCCAACTATATTGTATACCCGTTCTCGGGATTGGGTGTTGAATCCAATAATTATCATGAACAGTTCCTGTAACAGTATTAGTGCTTGAGGCACCTTCAAGTTCTATTCTTCTTCGTGAGTTTCTATTAACATTATGATAAGAAGACATTGGCTGATTAGATGTACTGGTGCCTCGATAATGTCCTGAAGTTTCATTGGTAGCTGTCCCTGCATAGGATCCTGCTGGTTTGAACCCGCTATCGATAGCAGTTTGCCAACTAGCAGAATATTGTGTGTCGCTCCAAAATCCAAATTTATTTGAATGATTTGTCAAATATTCTTTGAGCGGCAATCGAACTGATAAGTTTCTATAGTTAAGACAATTATATACCGAATATTCTCCAGATTCTAAATCTAAAAAGGATTCGCACATTGTTTCCGGGCCACCTGGAGCGTTAAATCTATTAACAAAAACAAAATCATTTGAACCGCTCACCGATCGATCTATAGTTGTAAAGTTTGATACACCCAATATTGGTAGTGCCCACGAATCTGGTTTTTGATAATCGTGCCAAGTAAAATCGATGCCTTGATTTTTTACAAAATACCTATTATTAATTTTTCTACCAGTTGTAGAAATAATATTATAATCAAATCTATAGTTTCCTATTTTTGTTGTATGTTTTGGATCTCTATATCCTCCAGAACCAGTAGTCATTCGAATGTTTGCAACATTAACAGGTCGCTTTGGACCTTCCCAAATCATCGAACGAGGATTCTGAACAGAAGAAGATATGGGTGAAACAAGCGCTGCATATTTACCCTTCGAATCTTCTTTAAATACTAGTCTCCAGCCTTCTACTCTATTTGTTCTAGTATCTAAAGAAGAACCAACTTTAGCACTACCACTAAATTGTGACCAAACATGCCTATATGGAAAACCTCCGACCCATTTTTCTGTGAAAGGCCCTTGCATTGGGACTTCGTAATGAGGGCCATATATATCTTGATGTAGGTTGGCAAAATCTACACCACCAGAAAAATGAGTAGAAATTTTATAATTGTACCCTGTTTCGACAGAAGAACTAATAATAGTAAAAGGGACAGTCCATTTGCTATACGAATTTCCAAAATAATCACGTTCTCCAGTATCAGCGTCAGGCCTGGTGCTTTTTATTCTAGAGGTAGTTAAAAATTTTCTTTTTTTATCTTCTGGATAGAAAAGTTCTTTAAATTCTGTTACTATGACATTTTCTTGTACACTTCCTGTGGTTATTTCTAGGCCTCGTTTTTCAGAACCAGTAATACTGTTTATTAAAGTTCTAAACAAATCTGGTTTTTTATTTTTTAAGTTATTAACTCCACCATGTATTGGTCTAAGGGCATGTGCAAATAACCTGGCTGGGGTACGATTTATCCTTTGGCGTGTTTTAATTGTTGTATCAAATATTTTCTTTCTCTCGTCATCTATACTGCTATTACCAGTTGAAACTGCGGGCTCATCTCTGTCTGCCCGTATCCATGCTAATGTGTTTATGTTTTCATTATCTTTTGTCCAATTTTCTTTTTTTGAAAGTCGCACACCCATTTGGATAGGCGCTTTTTCTTTTAGCTGTTTTTCAAGATCTGGTGAACCATACGCAGTGTTGTGATGTACAGTTTTCTTTGGGATTCCAGATTCTTGCGTATAGAAAGTGCTTGATGTTTTTTGTTCTTGACCAGAAGCAGGAGCTTCTAGCGGTACTTTAGTGTGTTTAACCTTTTCTTCAACGATAGGCAATTTTGACCAATATTTGTTTCTTTCCAATATATGACTTTCGATCATGTTTCTAATATCTTCTGAAAATCGAGCTGATGCAGGTATAATTTGTTGTATCATTTTGGAAATTGATTGATCTATCCATCGATAATAATCAATATATTTTTCGAAATCAGGATTTATAATCTCTGGTGTATCCTCAGTTTTTCTTTCAAAAAATAATTGTCTTAATTTAGCTATAGCTTTGTAATCTTGCCTATAACGATTAATGGGTTCTCCAATTAAATTATTAAAATCAACAATAGTCGCAAAGAATTTTAAAATCTCTTCAGAAATTGTTTGATACATGCTTTTTTCAATTGTAAAGAAATGTGTAGTGGGCAATGTTTGTCTTGTGAAAACAGCATCATCTGTTGTTACAATATTAATAGTATCTGATGAATGTAAATTTTCTGGTAGGTTTTGTTTCGCTGAATAAATATATTCTTTGTTTATGACGTCTTTTTTAGATGGTAAAAAGAAATCTCCTTTACCCGTATGTTGAAGATGTGTAACTTCACTTACCCAGCCATAACTGGAAGTTATATCAACGGAGCCAGAAGACATGTCTTTAACTGGAAAATTGGCATTTTTAGGTGCACCACCGTAATATGCATCACTACTAGCTGGGCTTGATCCAGTTAATCCTGTAAAGTCCCAATTTAAAGCTAGAGTTTCCATTTGAGGGACATAAGGTCGTGAGCTATACAGATCACTGCCATCGGTTGGGAGCGCTTCAAACAAGTAAGCGCTCTTATATGGATTTGTTCTACCAATATTTTTTGGATCTCTTGCGTGTGCTTGAATTGTTTTGTTATCTAGATAATCTAGCCAACATCTTAAAGAAGAGAATCTTACATCAGTCTTGGTTAATACAGATCCTGTAAAGTTTGTTCTGTGCGCACCAGCATATACACGCTTTGAACTAGATAAAAAGTGTTCTCCTTGATTTTTAGTTAGCGTACCAGTTAATAAGAATTCATTATTTACAACATCTAAATTATTGTTGACTCCATAAAATTCTATTACATAAGCAAGGGGGTTATCAACAGCCTCCATCTTTTCATCCATTTCGGAAAGAGTACCGGATATATAATTTGCTAATGGGTGCTTTTCTGGTTTTATACGAACAGCAAAATTCCATTTTTCATCATCATAAACATCAAAAAACAGACTACTTGTTAATTTTAAGGCTATTCCGTTTGATGAACCCGTTAATAAGAAAAATGCATCTCTATTGGTATGACCATTTGAATGGGTTATATTTTCATTTAATGTTTTGCGACATACATAAACTTGGAAGTTTGCAACATCGTGCTTGTGCCAAGCTAAATCATTATAATTTTCCACATTGCTAGGTACTTCTTCATAATTTGTTTGTCTGGCTGTGTGCATACCAAAAAGAGACGCTGAAAGATCTGAATATGTATATTGGCTGTCATATATTGAGGATCTCTTTTTGGGAAATATAACTTCTGCTTCAGTTGTAAATGGTATTGCAAAATCTTTCCCGTCGCGATCCAGCGGCGCTATTGTGTTACCTTGCGAGCCAGAAATAAAAGATACTGAATTTGCATTTGCACTAGATGTAAATTGATAAACTGTCCCGGCGTATCTATCCGGATGGTTAAAATCTATACAATTTTTCTTAACGGTAGTAGAAGAAAAGCTTTCTTCTAGAGGGTAATCAACTTGGTTACCATATAAATTTAATTTTAATATTTCATCATCTATTCCAAAACAACGAATCAGATTCCTAAAAGATTTCTCTGTTCCTTTTGTTTTATTTATACGCGATAATGAATTATAAATATTTTGATAAATTTGATTTTTAATATTATAAAGTTTTTCTTCAAAAAGTTCTTTATCTGCTTGGTTTAAAAATTGTTCTAATATAGTAGCATCTGCAAATATTTCTGAAGTTACAAAACCTTTTGATTCTAAAGCTTGTCTAATAAAAGGATGCGCTTTTTGACTTCCGCTTGGATAAGATATGTTTTGCAACAAAGGCAATGATTGTGCCTGTAACTGTAAAGTATCAAAATAGCTGGCCATTATTTGCACTAATTTTTTTAGCACATACCCATTTTCACTGTCTTCGTCAATAATCCAATTTGGTAATGAGTTATAAATGGAGGCATTGTTGCTTAAATCGTGATACTTTCCTTTTTCTAAAGAAGAAGTCAAATAGCCATTAACATTTGGATGACTTGAATATAAAATAGGATCCTTAAATTCGAACGAAGCAGTTGCTAGATTGCTTATAACCATTGCTGAGCCTGTTGCTCTGTGGCCGGAAGTATATCCTGTCCAAGATCCGTTGTTTATACGTCCAGAATAATCTAATACAGTTGAGTCTAAAGAAGAATTGGTTGTTATTCCTTCATTAAATTTATAATAAACACCTAACTGTGTATTCGCATCATCAGTGTTTGTTCCGCCACCTACTTGTGTAAACCAATGTCGTCCAATTTGCCGAGCATCTCTTTTTGTTTTCCAAAATCTAAACTCATCCAATGAAGCAGAAAGAGGCGCCCAACCTAATTGTGGTGTACTATCTCCGCGCGGAGAAGTTGCAAGACCACCAATTGTAGCAAGCATACCTCCGCTTACGTAATCAATGGTTGCGCTTGATGGTTCCGTAATTAAATTGGTAGCGCTGCCAATAATTGCATTATTGCATCTACCATCAACGTATAATTTTGCTTGCAAATTGCTTCCAGAGTTTGCAAATGTAAATGCATAGTGATGCCATTCCTCATCACTAAAATTACTTGTTATTCCTTGGCCAATAGAAGCCGTTTGAAAACCACTACTACCGCTTATATATGTAACTTGAAATCCTGGAGTCGTTCCAAGAATTTCTATAGTCATACGGCCATATCCATCTTGTGTTTCTGTGGCGTTTGCAGTATAAGTGTCAAATATGACTTCTCGTTTACCAGAAGTGATATCTTCTTTTTTCATCCAAAATTCAACAGTATTTCCGTCCGCACCATCAATTTTTAAATTAGATTCTCTATTTTGAGATTGAGATAGAATATTTGAATAGCCGCTTTTATAAGTTCCAGCAGTATCTGTTATTGCTTTGCCCGTACTGCGAGAACTTGGATGTGGGCCACCTCTAAATAAAATATATTCTGGAGTGGAAGAACTAAAATAATTATTTGAGTCGGCGCCATCGTATGGAGTTGCACTATCTCGCGCAGCAAGACGAATAAATCCATTTGTTCTGGGATATTCTTGATCAAAAATATGGTTATCTAAATAAGATGAAGAGAAAATCCACGCAGTTCGCTCATATAAAGAGCCATCATATGGATATGTTTGATAGATTCTCTTAATTGCGTCATTGTAATATTGTTCTGCCGAGCCAAAAAAGGCAAAATTAGAAGCAGACGTAAAATCAATTCGAGGAATAAATTTATCTCTTCTCTCGACATAGGCTTCCATATAGTTGTGAGATTCAACTTCTTTGGCCAAAGATTCAATATCTGTTGAAGTTACTATAGTTTGTGGGTCATCAAAATATTTCTTTGTGTCCATAAATTTACTCTATATTCGTCAAATCTTTTTCAACTCTGAATTTAAAGACTTTTGGCTGTTCTACGTATTTTCCGTTTAAATAATAAATCATTTTAATACCGTACATGTAATCAGCCTCCAGCATAGACATATTAAGGTCAAAATAACTTCCACTAATATCATATGATGCTCTTGTGTGGTTTAAGCTTCCAGTGCCATAATCAATAACAGTCAAATCATCATATATTCTAAAAACCTTATAATATGCATCTTCAATAATTTCAGTTTCAGCTTCCGCTGATGCCTTAGTGTAAATAGTTGGATTCCAATCTTTTTTTCTGGTAAATAATCTAAATCTAGCTGTCTCAGCTGTAGAGTAAATCGATTTAAGATTTGGTATAGAAGTAACATAAGTATCGTTTGGGTTATAATCGTATGAATTGAAGCTTTTAACACTTATTCCTGATCCTGTGTGAAATTCTTTATACGATGCTCCGGAGCCTCTATATGAAGTGTTACTCCCTGTTGACCAAACATCATAAATTGTGGTTAGTGCACCTGTATAGGCAAAAGAAGCACTATATGTTCCTGAAGAAATATAAGAAGCAGTTATTACAAATTGATCAGCAACTGTTACTCCACCGCCAATTGGTAATGTTTTTGCATCACTTCCAGTCAATGAAGTATAGATTCTAACGTTTAACTTTGTTCTATGAGGTTCGCCAGTTGTCCCACCGGTAAAATCTGCTTTTGACAATCCCGTGGCTCCCAATTCAGTTATTGTAATCGTTGTATTTCCGTCAGCACCGCTAGTAAATTGAGTTACTGTGATTACGCACGCTGTGCCGGTATTCGCGGCCTTTGTTGCAGAAAACTTTTCATGATAGTTTATGGCTCTCATAATTTCATCTGCTTGCGCAGTAGCATGTAGTGCAGTAGTCGCGTAATTACCTGCAGCCAATGTTTTCGCTGTAAGGGTGTCTTCGCTTGTTTCCGCGCTGGTTGTTGAACCGGCTTGACCCTGCAAAGTTAGCGTAACAGTTTGACCATCGGTGGAAATTAGGTCAATGGTATCGTTTTCGCCAATATTAGCCACGGTAGAATTTGTTACAGTAATCTCGGCAGTGGCGCGCTTAAATCCTGCACCTCCTAATTTTGGAATATTCTTTAATTGACCTCTAACATAATTGTATAAATAAAGAGTATTTAAATTATCTGCGGCGGGCGCCAAAGAGCTGCTCAAATAAAAATTGCCTCTATTATCTTTTTTAGAAGAATCCCAACGAGCTTCTATTATTGGTCTTTTAAAGAAATATTGAGAACCTCTCGCAAAAAACTTTTTAGTATAATATGAATTAATTGAGCCAGTTGGATTTTTAAGTAAACCATAATCGCCATCAGTAATTGACGTGTCAACATATTTAGCTTCTTGACTGCTTGTTAAATGTATGCCTATTCCATATCGTGCACTAGATTTATCACCTAAAACACTTGTTGACGTGTATAGCCATTGTTCCATAAGCTTAGTTACATCCATTTCTAAATCTTCTGTGCCATGAACAAAACTTTGTTCAAAAGAAGAAGTTGGATATCTATCGTAATCTCCTCCTGGTCTTGTCCAGGTACCGGATCCACCAGTAAAATCTGTTTTCGATAGTCCAGTAGCTCCAATTTCGGTTATTGTAATTTCTGTATTTCCGCGACCACCTCCAGTAGCTTGAGTCACAGTAATTACGTTGGAAGATTTTGTCGCAGAAAACTTTGTATGATGATTAATTGCTCTCATAATTTCATCTGCTTGAGCAGTGGCGTGCAAAGCACTAGAGGCATAACTCCCTGCAGCTAAAGTCTTTGCAGTAAGCGTAGTTCCGCTTGTTTCCGCACTGGTTGTTGAACCGGCTTGGCCCTGCAAAGTAAGCGTAACAGTCGTTCTATCAGTAGTAATCAACTTAATGGTATCTCCCTCACCAATATTAGCTACATCAGTGGTACTTACAGTGATTGTTGCGGTCGCTTGCGTGTTGCTGCTATTTGCATTCATCCAATTTGATCCGGTATTATCATAAGTTAAATCTCTATAACCCTCCATATCAAGGCCATTGCCCTCTTCCCAATCTGCAGTTACAGCAGAAGCCGACAATGTATAGCTTCTCGGCACTGTAAATGAGTGTTTTGCATTAAACATTCTTAGAAAAAAGCTCACGCTTCCAGAAACAGGAATATCGCCGTTTGCTCTATCTGTTGCTATATCTGCAACTGGAAAATTAATTAATATTCTTGATAATTCAGCGGTATTTGTGGCATTAGAACCGCTAATTGTTTGTCCGTATATTGAAAACACCTCTAAAGTGTCAGAAAGGCCCATATTAGAGCCTGTACCGCGAGTTGTTAAATTCGCTTCAAAAGCATTTGTAATTGTTGTATCTGCATTTGCTGTGTACCTTTTAATAGTCATTATTTAACAGTTCCTTTGAAATCTATTTCTGGAAATTTTATTTCAAAAATTGCATTTTGAGGAATCGCAATGTATCTACCATCTGGGGAAGTAAAATAATCCACATCAAAACCAATTTGTGAATATTGACTTGAATCTTTTTGTACTATTTTAACATTTGTTGTATCAGCCACTCCTCTAACTCTGTTTAATATTGTATACACATCAGTAATAAAAAATGGTTCTCCAATTGAAAATACTTTTTTATTAAGCTCTCTTCTTAAAATGCGCGCAGCGGATTCTAAAACTTCATATTTGTTTGAAACAGAATAACTTATAAGCTCAAATTCAATACCAATGTTTACGATTTCAGCATCTAAGATGTCAATTGTATCATTAATCATTTTATAACGATTAATCCAGGTTTTGAGATTGTTTTTAAGTGTAGTGTTTGCTTTTGTTAATTTTGTGTCGGGCCCTTCTGATAAAATATAAAGATTAAGATTTCTTTTAAAGGAATCTACATCGCGAATAATATGACATTTTTTAATTGCTCCAAATTGAGAGGGCATGCGATAAATTAAATTAGAATAATCATCCAAAGTCACTGCACGACCTTGTGCAGAAAAGGTACTTTTAATTCTTTGTTTTATTTGTTTAACACTAGGTACCGTAATATCTCCTAATATTGGCTCCTCATTGTTAACCTCTAAAGAGGAATATACATCTGCTATTTTATTACCAGCTAATACAGCATTATCTAGTACGGAAGGAAACTCTAGGTTTATTGTCCCTTTGGCTGTGAGCATGTTCGCGGCAACATTAACATTATCAGAACCATTTACTCGATAAACAACATTTAATACTGTGTTTGAAGGACTAATACCCATTTTATCTGTTGATAATAGGTTTGTTGGGTCGAATGTTTCATCGGTAATATAATCTCTACCATGAATTTTTAATATAACAGAGCTAGGATCTTGTACGGCTTGCACTTCTGGAGTTAATTGATCTTCGGAACCATAACCAAATTGTAATGATGTTAGACCATATTCTTTTGTTACAATAAATCGTCTAGGTACTGCAACCGCTTTTAATATAAAAGGTACATCTTGTTTATCTGAACTTGTATTTCTAATAGGTATATAAATTGTATCTTGAGATAGTTCATCAACTTCATACCAATCATTTCCATCAGAATCTGTTACGGAAACAATTTCTGAAACATTAGCTTGGTCTAAACCTATAGTTCTAAAAGGTTCAGGATCGGTTATTTCTATAGTTTCTGTTTCTGTACGACCAGAAACAACCGGACCAGAAGCTTTAATAGCATAGTGAGTTGTAAGTGAAGAATCCTCATCAAATTTAGCCGCAATTATATCATTTTTTTCCTTGGAAAAATCTATATTTTCTAATAAAGTATATATTCCCCCTCCTGCGGCTCTAAAGGTGCTCCCTCTCTTTAAAATAGGTATGTAATCAGAATCAACACCAATGCCATTTGAATTTGCAGGTATTAAAATATAAAGCTCAACAGTTCCATAAGAAGAAAATGAAGATTCGTATTTATAACCAAGCTGTCTTCCTAGTCGTATTACATTGTTTGTTTCAACAGCTGTGTCTAAAAAAGATTCGTTTGCTTGGTAGTCTAAATAAAAGGACAAAATATCACCAACATATGCAACTGTATCGAGCATTAATGCGCCGAAAGACGATTTATTATAATCTTTAAAACTTTCTGGATAATATGTTTTTGTGTAGTTAATCAGATCTTTTTTTATAGAATTAAAATCTCTGCTACTATATTTTATTGGTATTTGTTTTTCAGACATATATTGTGGACCCTTTTGTTATTAAATAGTATCTTCAAATAAGATTTCTACTATATCAAAGATCTGTAAAGGCTTAATAAAATATTTAATTTGAATTTTTATTAAATTTGGATTTCCATTCTCAATATCGTCCGGTTCTAATATTACCGTACGCACATCTAAAAATGGCATATATTTATCAACTTGATTAGTAATTCTATTATCTATTTCTTCATATGTAATAGAACTATTCATTTCAAAAAGATAATTTCTAATCCCAACACCAAATTCTGGATCCATAATCCTTTCGCCGGGTGCCGTTAAAACAAGCATTTTTAAATTTTGACTCACCATCTCTATATAAGTTTTATTTAGACCATAGCCGTCACTTGGGTCAAGCTGCAATGGTAATTTTGGTGATAGTCCGGATGCCATATAAATTTACCTCACCTTATAATTATCAGTTAAAATATAAATTCACCTCACCTTATAATTATCAGTTAAAATATAAATTCACGATCAATTAGATCCTTTCTAGTTGCTTTTTTATTTACTATAAGTTTTACTAGTGGATAAGGTGCTACTTTGGGTTGAGATGTGTATTCTGCTCCATACGTCTTGTAGTCGGTTTGCACGTCATAGCTGAAGCCTTCATGCGGCTTAGGCTGGCTCTGCGACTTTAACAAAGGATAGCCGTAATAAAAAGATTCGTTCGAACGCATGGATTTAATATTTATTTCTGCGTGCCACAGATCTCCAGCTTCAGGCACTTTACTTTCAAAAACTTCTATACAAGTTGTTCGTAATGCAATGTTATATAATTTATACATCATTTCAGCAATAACAGCGGCTAGCTTTGGGTAATACCATGCAACATGATCCAAAACTAGGCCTGATTTGTCGATAGCGTTCGAATAACCCGGCTGGTACTTGAGAAATGCATCGTCAGTAATATCCCCCGCATAGGAAAAATACTCATGTTCTAAATCAGCAAACTCCCAATAAAATTCAGGCGTATGTTCACCTAGCTCAAGGTAGAACCCAGGTTTTTTGCCCGGGCCGCCACCGAAATAAACCTCGGGGACATCTTTACGATTTTTAACAACCAATGGGCTAAACCATGATTCTGTCCAATATTTACCAATATCCAAATGGTGGCCTAAATTATACATATCGTAAAATGAAATTTCATAGCCCTCTTGAGTATGTTGTATCACATCTTGTATAGTTTTATCCGTAGGGTAGTTCATTTTATCTTTTGTATAACTATCAAAATCATCATAATAAGAGAATAGTAGATCATTGCTATGGGTTGGGTCTTTAGTCAAAGCATCAAGATGAAAACCAACTAAATTGTTAGAGTAACTAAAGGATTCTTTAGTAAGATTATAAAGATTAACAAAGCTGTTAAGTTTATTTGTTGGGTAATTGGTATATTCCTCTGCTTTAAAAAGATGTTTCATCATAAAATCTGCTGAATGTGGCTTTGCATTTGGGTGTACGCTACCAAGTTGAAAATGCCACATGGGTTTGCCATTGCCCGGGCCTTTGATAAGCTCATCCCAATCGTTCCCCATTAGCCAAAAAGTTCTCAAATCGTGGCCGTCAACAGAATTAAAATTAATTGTTTTTTTAGCAGTTGACCAGTTCTCATGTGTGAGGGGGCTCATCACCAATCCCTGCCACGCGGCGTTGATACCAGAACCTTTAAATTCAAATAGTTTCTTATTATGCCCAACTAAATTAGTCAAAATATGAGATATTTTATATGCCAATTGTTTTTCAGATATCAAATAACTAGGTATTGCATAGCTAAGCGAATCTTCATTGTTAATAAGTTCAATAACCTGATCTTCATTTAAAGATGTCCCATATGGGAAGAGTTTTTCTTGATCTATAGGAGAAATAGTATTGCTTAATAATGGTACTTTCTCGTCACTTTCATCAATTAAAACCATATCTGTTGGTCCCATAAGCTCTAAAGAATTCTGAGGAAGGTTTAATTCTATTTGAGACAATATTGTATTAAATAACAGCTCTAAAGCATTTACTTGTTGCTTTACCTTTTCAAACATAAAATTATTTGCACAAACATCGTTAACATCGTTATACCCATTATATCGGAGGTCATCAATTTCATTGCAATTAATAAATAAAGTCTCTTCAAAATCGGTCCCTACGATCCATGCGCCTGCTGGTTTATAATATTCTTCGTAGACTTTATATGCATGATTCATATAATTTTTAGAATGGTCATTAAAAGATTGAAAAAGAACAAGGGATGCATCGTAATATTCTCTTAGATTGTTAAAAATAACACTTATTTTCTGTAACTCTTCGCTTTTTTTATTTTTCCAAGCAGATAATAATACTTTAAACAAAGCTGATTCACTAAAATAATGATCTTGACTGAAATCAACATTGCTTTCCTCATTAATTGCCTTCCCGCCTTCTAAGATCGTAGGAAGTCTATAAGGAGTCAAAAGAATAAAATTTCTATCTTCTAATCCAAGACCATAAGACTTCATCATTTCAATGAAGTCTAATTCATCCTGGGTAAAATCTATAGAAGATTTTGCACTAAATTGTTCTGGGCATGGGACTAGTGCTTTTTGTGAGGGTTTCGCGTCCTGATCGCTAGAAAACCACGGTCCAGATAATGCGCCTGCTTTATTCTGTAAAAGATGCATAATAATCCCCGGTACCGTCCATGGAACATTTTTCCAGGATGGGTCAGTAACAGTTACCATTGCTTTTAGTACACCGATCGGGGTCATTGCAAAAATTTTAGCATAATTTGGAGGAGTGCCAAGTAAAAGTTCTCCGAGATTGGCCCACCAATCTTCTGGGGCCTCTTCATTTTGTTGTGCTTGTACATTTTCCGATTTGTCTATTGGTATATTGGTATTACGATCGTGTGCCAATGTATTAGAATAAAAAATATGTCTTAATTGTCCCTTTGTTTGCGCGAAAAGACTAGAATATTCTCCTTGGTATTCATTCATTTCAAATGTTTGTAGTAACAAATATAAACCAAGCAAAGCTTTATAATTTTCTAACGGGAAAATTTTAGTAAAAAAATCAAATTCTTTATTTTTCATCATTGCACATAAAAGCTGTTCTAAGGGATAATCGCTTCGATTGTTCCAGTTTTGAAATGTAAAATAGTTTAGAGGAACAGAAGAATTTATTTTTTCAAAAAAATCATTGCTGGCAATTTCTGCTTCATTTGCTGCTTCATCTGGAGATTTACCATTGGCTATGGCATCATTATATGCCTCACTGTAAACTATTTGTTTTGCATAAAGTTTTTCATCATATGTAACACTACCAACAGGTACCTCAACTTCTAACATCGGCACAGAAAAAATAGGTGGACCAACTAGCCCTGAAACCATTTCTCGTGACAGGTCCGGTAGCTCTTCTATTTTCTTTTGTTGTAGCAACTCATAATATAATTTATTTTGACCAATAGTCGCTAAATTAATTCTTTCATGTAAAATATAAGCTTTTTTATTCAAAATATCCCACGGATCATTCGCATTAATATGCTCAACTCCAATATAATCATTGAATGCTGTTAGAACCTCATCTCTTGGTATCTCATAAAGTTCATTATCCGTTGAAAAGCTATCGGTTGTATTCGTTTTTAGTGGAAGAACATAAACTAGCCTTAGCCCATACATCCACTGATCAAACCAATCAGTGTGAGGTCGCTTTGCCCCTTCAGGATTTAAATTCAATTTAAGTGGATCTAAAGACTCCGATGTAGTTGAACCTTTTCCAGACATAGAGTTTGACCAATGGGCTATATTAATATAAGCCCCTTTGGGCTTCCAAAAATCACCTAAATGTTTATCAAATTGTAACTTAAATGGAGTGTCGACAACATTGTTATAAGCTTGTTGAGCGGCGATTTGTGTGGTAGAGTGCCAATTATCTATTATTGCTTGTGAGCAGGCATTGTATTCTGCATTAGTGGCGCCTCCGGCGCCTCCGTCGTTACACTTTTCCCAGATCATGGCATCTTGGAGCGACGTTTTATTGTCAGTATACTCGTCAAATTTGTCTTTATATGCCTTTTCTGCTAGGGCTTGCTTAATTTGTGGATCAGCTTCAAAATAATCAGTTTCTTCAAAAGGTGTATGTTGTTTAACGCGGATATAAGGTTCTAATATAAATCCACCCTCTTCAAATCCCGCTTCACGAGCAAAATTTGTCAAAACATATAAAACTTGTCCTGCAGGTGGAGCAGTCCCTTCGGGTAAAAAGTTCTTGAGTTCCTCGGATAATCCCGGTGGAGTTATCCAAGCCGCGTTATAAATGAAGGCAAATTTGGAAGCTTCCTTACCTTCTTTAACAACAATCTCCGGAGGTGCTGTAATCACTACGCCTAACTCTTTAAGCTTATTTATAATACTTTGTAGCGCGTCGACATGGAGTGTGTTATTAACATCTACCTCAACTTCTACCCATTCGCCAGCGTCATTGATATTTTGGCCGCTATTATAAATAATTGTACTGGCAAGTTCTTTGGCCTTCTCAATCAAATTAACAACTTCTTCATTTTGCCAATACGAAGAAACTAGCCCTAATTCATAAAAACGCGGGTTCATTATTATATGAGAATTTAAGTTACTTTCCAACCCTCCTTGATCAAGTTCTTTCGATATATCGGTTTTATATACCTTATCTTCTTTATCGGTACCGCTATAGTCATCAAAAATAGATTTAATATATTCTGGATATGATATATTCCATTCGGTGGGCCAGTTGTCACTTAAATTATTAATCGAAGGCATTAAATCAAAAAAATCGGATTTTGGTCCAAGCATTTGTTTGGCCATGGGCTGTGTGCTTTGCCATGGAATGTCGCCTATAGCCAAACCCTCGTTGTGTACAATGTGACCACCAAGTGCATTATCTTTGGCTAGCATATCTTTATATAAAAAAGATTCTAGAAAAAAGTGTTCAAAACTTTTTATATCTACTTCTGTTGTGCCGCCACTAGACAAAGGTATTTTCTGGAAATTGAATTCTCTTTCAAGAAAATCAGAGATCTCGGCCATTTGTTCTTTTAATAAATAAGAAATGCCACTTAAACTATATGGATTGATGTCTATGGGCATGCCAGTGCTATAATCTACAGAGTGTGTATATTCTTCTTTTGTTATCGGATCAAATAAAACTTCTCCTTCTTCTACTTTTTTAGCTACCCTGCCCTTCATTATATTATTTGCATAATAAACTACATGTGCCTGAAATTTTGGTTCAAAAGCTTTACCATTTTCTGCGGCAGTTGCTGGGCATGGAGGTTCTTCTACAAATCTTCCTTCGCCTGAAGGAGATTGAGTATATTCTAATCTTCCTCCGCTTGGATCAAGCTGATTGCCTTTTACTGGTTTAGTGTTTCTAAGGTCTTTGGCATTTTTACTTGACAAGGTTTTACGTACTTTTTTATAATCTAGCATTGCCAGTTCATATAATATGTGTTCTAATAAAACATTTATTATTATTTCAGAAGTTAACATATCTTTAATTCTTATAATAGGAAGCATGGGTAACAAACGAAGAGCAGTTTCAAAAGCATATACTCTCATTAATGTCATGACAGCCCCTTCAGCTTGTGCTCTGGCTAAATTTGGGGTTTCCTCGTTCAAATTTGGCTGATGTAGTTCTTTTTCTAAATCATTATTCCTATCCTGTATATATTTTTTTACACTATTAACCTTCAACAAAGAAACTTCTTTTACATCGCAACTCTGATCTGCATTAAATGCTAATTGTGGGAAAAAATTATTAAAAAATGATTCAAGTGTCTCTTTGCCTTCTGGTGTGAAAAGTATAGATTCGTATACTTTAGAAAAAATTCTATTTCCAATGTTTTTTACTAATAAATTAAAAATAAATTTTAATCCTTTTTCAGATCCCTCAAGAGAACTATTACTGTTTCCTGACCACTCTGGCCACATACTATTCACTTTATCGTAAAATTCTTCTGCGGATAAAGAACTAAATAAATCTTCAAAATGATCATCAAGTGGGCCTTGAGCCCACCCAGAATTATCTTTAAAAGAAGTCAATTCTAAAATTCCATTTTTTACTTTTGGAGCGGTAGTCCCATAAATATTCAAAAATGAATCAAATCTTGCTACAGGTAAAAAAGTTACCTTTCCCTCTCTCATCGGATATGTAAGCTGCCCTTTTATCCATTTCGGATTGTCGCCAAAGCGGCCTAATCTTATAATTTGCGAAGTTTCATCACCAACTAATTGCCAATTTATCCACCAGCCTGCGGTAAAGGATTGCGGTAAGTTAAAACTACTGAGACTAGTAGTGCCGGGTTCGGGCTCCCATTTAAGTGGGCTGATTAAAGAATTCTGTATTGGCTTTAATAGCGTTTTTTCTTTAGGTGGCTGCACCAAATTCGCAGTATCGTCGCCCGGGCTTCCGGACCATGGCTTAGCACCATCGGGACCTTCAGCAGCATTGGCATGTCTTTTAGCAACCTTTCCTGCATCGTCATCTGTTACTGCTGGAAAGCCAGCAGTACCCTCGTGAAATAATTTATTTGAAAAAGCAAACATTTCACTTTTGAATGCACTAGCCGCTGGTCTTAAATTTTGATCTGCCAACATGTCATTTATTATATTATTGGGATACATATCCTGTGGCACTGCATTTGGACTTCTAGGATCGGCTGGATCAGGTATATTTGTACGTTCAGGGTTATATGCAATATCAATTAAATCAAGAAGAGCGTCCAGCCTATCAATTTTAGCTCTTTTGCAAATATTATCAATTTGCTCATTTGTACAATGCCCAATTAATAAATCTCCACATAAAGTTTGAATATAGGGAGGACACTCTTGATAAATTTGTAACGGTTTATCAGATTTTTGTAACTCCTCGCAATATTCTGTTTTTATCAAAGGTTCAAAATTAATAAAAAAGCTTTTAATTCTTGCAAACGAAAGAGATTTATCTTCGCCTTTCAAATTTAAATAAAGCTTGTTATATCTTATTTGTAGCAAGTTCTTAATAATTGTTAAAACTTCAACTGTAGCAGTGCCTCTGCTTAAAGCGCATATCTCTAGTTGAGACAATAATAATTCTAAATCTTCCATTAAACCAAGAAGATCGGTAGTAATATCTTCATCAGCTATATCAATGAAGCCAGACAGCTTTGCTGTTAAATCGCGTGCAGCTTTCGATGGAGTTTGTGCTAGTAGATCATTATACCGAGCCTTCCCAGGAATTTTATCATTTTTTCTTGAATCCTCTTTATTAATATCGTCCCATAGACTGCTCTTAAGCTTTTGGCACGCCTCGACCAATTCAGTTAAAAGCTTTCTAACAAAAAAGAGCACTGTAGTTGCCAAAGCTTGCGCCGCAATTGCGCGAACCGCCTCTACAAAATACAGTCCAATATCGTCAGTTTGAGCTTTAGGTCTATTTTCTTGTTTTAGAGAGTCGTTTCCATCTTCTTTATTGGGGTCATCTTTAAAGTATTCCGCCGTGACTCTGTACAAATCATAAAGCATCTGTGCTGCTTTTAAACTATAACTTATTATGTTTGCACAAAGTTCTTTTTTAAAATTTGGATCAGATATATCCATTATTGCGTTTGAAATATTTTGGGCCGATTTTGCGGCCCTTGAGGCGCCTTCAGGGGTCATTGGTACCCATGCTCCAGTTGCCCTATTAACGCTTGCTATTCCTGAGTCCATTTCAACTTGTCGTCTTCTGCCTACTGCTACTTTTAATTCAAAATTGATAGATTCTATTTCTTGCCTTAATCTTTTCTTGTCTTCAGAATCTGTGGCCACATTAAGGTCTGCTTCTATGGCTTTTCTTTTAGTTAATAGTTCTAAACCTTGATTGTTATATTTATTTCTTTCTGTATCAAGCCGGTCAAAAGTAGCTTGGGTCACTCTTTTTTCGCTTGCTATAGTATTAAATGAATCGCTGATTTGATTTCCTATTTCGGCACTTTGTTTTAGTTTATCCATTGTGCCATCTTTTTGCATTTGTTCAAACCAGGCATCAACTCCTAATTCTTTCATTGCATATCTACAAGCAAGCTCAAGCCATGAATTGGGATCTAGCCAACATTTTATTACTTCTGCTGTTAATCTTTTTACATCTGCTCGACTTAAAACGTCAGTATAAAGTGCATCTAGAATATATGGTGAACCTTCGTTAATCCTTAATCTTTCTTTTGTTTGTGGTAAACTAGCAAAAAACTGATCTGTTTTGTTAATAATCCAATTTTTACTATATTGTTCATATTGTGCTGCCCAACTAGGATTATTTAATCTGGCACCAGCTTGTGCTCTTTGTCTAGGAGTAGCAACAGAGCCTCCATGTTTTTTTAGATAAACTTCTGTTGCTTTTTGCCAGGCTTTTGGGTCCTCTGATTTCCACGAAACAGTCGATCCATCAGGTAATATTACTTTTTTAATAAAATCCAATATTGGCTGGTTAGGAATTCCTGTTTGGGGATTTGAATTATATTCTGTTTTAAGACCATCATTAAAACCATTGCTTCCGTGCATTCTAGAAACAAATGCGACAGTTCTTGGATCTCGTACACCCTCTTGTTGTTTAAAAGAAGCAAACATTTGTTTTTGTGATTTACTATATCCTCCTCCAATAATTCTAGCTTGTTGAATCTTTCCTAGCGTTTCTACAGCATCCCAGCCGGAAGCAGTGCTTAAATTTTTTCTAAAAGTACCTACAGGGGCATATTCTCTCACATAAGCAACTTCCCACTTATTTGTTATGCCAATTTCAATAATATTTTTAGGATCATTCCATAGTTCTGGATATTTGAAGAAGGCTTCGAGTTGAGAAGAGGTCTTATGTTCTGGTTGGTCTCCAAGTACTCCACTTGATACTCCGCCGCCTTTTTCGGCCGAATCTTTTAATAATTTCTTTACTGCTGATCCAACCTCTTTTATCAGATCAGCTTCTTTTTCGAAATCACATTCGATTGGTTCAATATCAAATGGAGTTTCCATTTCTTTTCTAATCCCGTGATATATTTTCAATGTCCTGGCTATTTTATTAAATTCTTTATCGATTGAGTCAAGTCTTACAATAATAGCGTTTTCTGGTGCGAGATCTGCCATATCAATTTCAACAGTATCATCGTCAATAAGTTCACTAAAACCTTTCTGTGCCATTCCAAATAAAAATGTAAGACCAGGATTAACTTGACTTAAGTGTTCTTTATCTTTAAGATCAGTGGAAGGGTCTACTCTGGATTTGACGTCAAAATCTCCAAATTGTACATATTTATTATACCATTCTTCTTGATTAACATCTGGTTTAAATTTTTTACCCCACAAGCGTACTGCATATGGTATTGAAGCTAGTGCTAATTTTTTAAAATAATCTGTAAGCACTCCATTAAAATCATAATCTTCTACATCATCCCCCACTATATTTTGATAGCCTCTCCAATCAAATTTATAATAATACCAGAGTTGGACTTCTGATTTTTTGCTATCAGTTTCACCAGTTGGATCAGAATTTGCAGAGTCAACACTTAATGGTGTTATGCTAGCCATAGAAATGTTGTTTTCTGTCACTTGGTAAATAAAGCTGTTGGAATCCGTCACTTGTCTAGGGAACCCTGGTCTAAACTCGGCGCCGGGGTCGAGGGGGACTTCTATATCTGTGATCTGGGTCCCAAGAAGTCCTGAGTCCCATATATCTTTATCTGATTCCCATTTGTCCCTAATTTTTTGTATTATATCAAGCTTCTCTTTGAGGTATAGTGCCATAGTTTATCCTAATTCGTGTTATTATATTCACTATTAATGAAACATTTTCCGGTTTTTGCTAAAAATTTATTTTTTATATTATCAAAATTTTTAGAATGCCCTTTAACAGAAGCTAAGCTTTTTGTAGCAAGCGTATTATTAATATCCGTTGTAGCGTTCATGAGATCCGCGTCAGTCAAAACTGGAATATATGGTATCGGCGGAGGATGCATATGCATTCCGATTAGTACGTTTGCTGTTATTACATCGGTGATAAATCCTTGCATTGTGCTTTGTAATTTTATTAATTCTTCCACAATTTCATCCAAGCATGCTCTTAAATTATCGCCCTTAACTAAAGGTTGCAAAGATGCACCCTTTCCTAATAATGTTTTTTTACCATGTTTAATAAGTTCTGCGTTGTCTGTGCTAGCTTCTCCATTCGCGATTAAATCGATACCACTTTTTGTTGTAAGATAACCAGAAGAATTAGTGCCATCTATGTTTGTACAAATTTTAATTCCTTCGTTTCCAATAATTCTTATAGCATCTGCCTTAACAGCAACAGCTGATTTGTTCCAACTGGTTCCAACTCTTCCTTCAGGTAAATTAAAATTATCGTCGACATCGGTCATTTGACAAATATACACTCTAGCAGCATCAGACGCCCATTCAACAGCTACCTCGTTACTCGATAGACCCTGTAATAATGGCCGATATGGAACAAACATTGGATCAACTAATACTGGCTCAGCTGTATCATCTGTACTAGTAAATGTTTCTTGTGGGCCCTCTTTACAACTCATTCTACCTGCAACAAGATCAATCATTCCGCATTGTGGCGCACCTGCACCCCCATATCCTGAGTGTTTTGATGAAGGTCGATCTCTGCCTAAAACAATATAAGAATTATTTTTACCAGATGTAATTTTTTCACAATCTGCTTTAGCAAATTGAGCTATTGGCTCTCGCAAATTTCCGCAATTAATTCCTAATTTGTCTATTTTTGCTGATTCGCTAGTCTTAGCGATAGCATTTTCTCTAGATCTGTCAATAGCCACAACAATCTCCTTCTCTAATATTCACAACGAGGACCAATATTATAATCATCAGGGCTATCAAGACTCTGTGCAGGAGGTATAGTCTCTTTAGCTTTTTCTTCTGGTGTGAGCGCTTTTTTATCTTGTAAATACCTTAGCGCTTTGAACCACATTTTTTGTCCTATTTCAAGATATTTATTTAGAGCAATATCTCCGAAAGCAGGTATTATTGTTGGGCCTAGGCCCTTTCCTTGTTGTATTTTAGGATATGTTTCTGCAGCCACAGCTAAAGAAACATACCATGATTCCATGTGTCCTAAGCCTAATGTTCGACTTAAAATATAGTACTCTATAAATGGGCTACTATCGGTCCCCCATCTAGAATAAGAAACTATTCCATATATAGCCTTTGGTCCTTTTTGTTTTAATCCTTCTTCCCACAAGTGAATAGGCTTATTTCGTTTTTCATATAAAAGTGGCCCAACTTGACCCCATGGAAAAGCTGGGTCGGTCTCAGTATAATATTTTTGTGTATTTATGAAATGATTCATTGAAAGTAACGGAGAACCACCCCCTGATGCTGGGAAATTCCAGGTTAATAAATTTTTATGTTTTGTGGGCTTTTTAAATCCCCAAGAATAATTTGTTCTTGGTGGACTCTCGAAAAGACTAGTCAGCAACTCATATAAAGCATCAACTTGATCCAAAGTGGGCAAAAAATAATGTCCCGTAGAGGTCCAAGTTAATCTACCAGACCAATAGTGACTATTAGATAATGATAGAACAGAAGAGTTTTGATCAGCCATTTTTCCTGTTCGAAGACCCGGTAAACCATATGGTCCAAGAATAAATGGATCCGAGCCATCTGGTAGTTTTTTTTCTGTAACCCATGTGTTGAGTTTGGATTTAAAATTTTTAAATTTATCGCTCTCGTTAATTTGTTTTACTGTTTTGCTTCTATCCCATAGTGCTTCAGTGCCAAAAAAATGTTTGCCATCGAATGGAGAGGAGATCATACAACCAACAGAATTAGCAGAAAATTCATCTTTTTCATTAATAACTAAACCATATGGCACATTAACTCTAATAGTACAAAGTCTATCTTTATTTATTACAGATTTTTGCTCCAAACCTTTGTGGGCGCCATCAAAAACAGAATTCATTGCAATATTATAATGCATTGTTGGGCTAGAATAAATATTTTTATATGTTTCTATATAATTTTTTCCTGTTTCTCTTATTATAAAAAGTTTTGTTGCTTTTCTTTGCTTAATTGTAACATTGTCTGGTAAAAGGAAAACTTTATTTTTTGGATGATGCTGAATGTATTTGCCATTAGCTAGCGCTTCCGGGGATATATCTTCAATTTTCTTAGATCCAGGTATAATATTATATTTTTTTACTTTCGAATAATCTATTTCTTTATTTATGTATATTTCTTTTATCATGTGCACTAAACCCGAAGCTTCTAGAACACCTTCCATCGCTATATTGGGATAACCAGGAGGAGGATTATTATAAAGATTCTCATCGAGTATAGGACTAGACTTTCGAATTTTGCCTTGGGCCACTTTCATATATGCCTGTTGGGCGCCTTCTGAAGGAGTTTCTATATCTACCTTGTGTGGTCGACTTTGGGCGATCTGACCTAAGTATATGGGTTCCTTCCACTGTGATGTATCATTGCTTGGCTTTATACGCCAATCAACCCATACCCTATCTCCCAATGATGGTGGTGACATATCTTCTCTTACATAAAACCGAGGCAACATACGAACCTGTTCTCCCAAGAGGGTATCTTGTATACCACCACTTTCTCCTGAAGGGAAATTTCTCATAAAACCATGTGGTTTTGGAATCATCGACATAATGTCTTCGACATAAGCATAAATTTTAAACTTTCCTGAAATAAAACCGGGATAAGATCTCATTCTTATCGAATCATCATCAGTTAAATATTCATGTGCATGAGCATTGTCAATGCCATATACAATCGCTTCATATCCATTAAACTTAGTAAGATCGTATTTGTTTCTAAATTTATCAGCATTTATCTTAATAACGGAGGTATACAGGTCTGGGAGATTATCCAGGTCGACTAATTCGGCATCGGGAAATTGATTTCCTAAATCACTCATTTTTTATTGCCTTGAATTAAATCAAATAATTCATCTTTATCTTCGTTTGAAAGAGAAGCATATTCTTCTTTAGAAACCCTTTTTTGTAAAAGTGCGGCAATCTTTACTAATTGTTCGTTTGATCGTTGGAGGGTTTCAACATATTTGGAAGCAATAAAGCCCAATTGTTTGTGAGTATCTAAATCAGAAGTTTTTTTCATTTCTATTAACAAGTCAGTTAATAGATTGTTTGTTACGCTGCGGTCATTTCTAATATTTTGCAC